GTGGCGGTGGTGGCTTTACCGCAAGCAACAAATCAAGCAGCTTTACCGCTGTTGCGCAGAATATGTATTACTGCTCGGCGACGCTCACTTGCACACTGCCGACCGCCGTCGGCGTTGCCGGACAAGAGATTGTCGTAATTCTTACCGGAAGTGGCACCACGATCACGTTCAATACGACATCCTCGCAAACAATCAGCGGACAGGCATCAGGCGTGGTCACTGCAACCGCTCAATTCAATGCTTACCGCTTCTCGTCCGACGGGAGTAATTGGTACCTTGAATAACGGTATGCGACACCACGGGCATAATAACTTCGGCACCGGATGTGATGGCGCTGCGACGATTAGCAGCAACACGACTTATACCAACTCGACCGGCCCGCTGATCAAGCAATTCACGAGCCTTACAGTCAATTCCGGGCAGACATTGACGCTTCAGTCTGCGATGGGCTGCTACATCTACGTGCAAGGCGCTTGCAATATCCAGGGTACGATCAACGTCGTTTGCAACGGCAGCGCGACGCCACCGAGCGAAGGCGCGCATAATCCCTATTTCAATACCTCGCATGTCCCGCATGTGGACGTGATTCCCGCGACTGGCGGAAGCGGCGGCGCAGGCGCGACAACCGGTAACACCAATCCCGGCACCGGCGGTGGGACGGCAACCAATGGCACCGGTGGTGGTGGCGGCGGTGGTGGTGGCGCTGGTAGCTCGTCCGATCATAGCGACCTGTGGCCTGGCGGCAACGGCTCAGCCGGTACCTGTTACGGCGGCGGCTCGGGCGGTGGTGGTGGCGCTTATACGGGCACTTCGACTAGCGGGGCTGGCGGGGCAGGCGGCGCTAATTGTGGCGCGGGTGGCGCGGGTGGTGGCGGCGGAAGCAACCAAGGCTCAGGCGGCGGCGCTGGCAATACTGGCGGCGCTGGCGGATCTGGCTCCGGTGGATCAGGAACGGCAGGATCGAACGGCACCGGCGGAACGCTTTTGCTGAGCGTCGGCGGCAATCTGACAATAGGGTCGAGCGCTGTAATACAAAGCCTCGGACAGCCCGGCGGAAGCGGGGCAGGTAGTAGCTATCCAGCGGCGGGCGCTGGCTCCGGTGGTGGCGTAATAGACATCCAGTATGCGGGCACGCTCTCAAATACTGGGACGATTACCGACGCAGGTAAGCGCATGATCATCTTTTACGATCCGAGAGAACAACCAAGCCGCGCGTTTGTCGCGAGTTTACCAGCGGGATCGTATTACCTCGTTGACTGGTCCGACCCGGTCGCGAGCGCATCTTACCAGCCCGCAACGATCCGAGCGTTCCCGTTTATTGTCCTGGAAATGGGCGACGGCAGCTATGGCGCGGTCGACTGTCAGCTCCAAAGCGTGACCACATACGCGCAAGCGGACGCGATCAGCACCACGATCAATCAGGTACAAAACACCGACGTCTTTGGCAATCCAACAAGTGGCACGCATGCGCAACCGGAAGATTCCAGGGTAGCGCTGATGCCATGGTACGCGCCTGGGTCAATAGTGCCACCGACGCCGACAACAATAGGGGGCTAACGATGCCAGCCGGACGACCACGTAAACCGACAAACCTCAAGATCCTGGAAGGCAACGCCGGGAAGCGCAAGCTAGATCCAGTGTCGGAGCCGCAACCAGACGACTTGGTCGATCTCCGTCCGCCGGCATTTTTGCTACCGGAAGCCAAAAAGGTTTGGAACGAATACGCGCCAAAGCTAGTTAAGCTCAATCTTTTGAAGGAGATCGACTCGCTGGAATTTGCGATCCTTTGCCAGTCGTGGGCGCTCATGTTGAAGTCGGAAGCGACGATTAAGAAAGAAGGCATTGTATGCACGTCGAAGCTCGCGGGCGCAAAGTACCAGCACCCGGCGATGGGCAACAGGTCGCAACTGATCAAGCAGATCTCGACCTTGTGTCACAAGTTTGGAATGAGCGCGAGCGCTCGATCTGGCTTGCATCTTACCCGCAGGCGGCGGCGAAGGCTCGGACGACAAAGAGGACACCAATTACTTTGATCGCAGAAAGGCTACTGCCGGCAGATAAGGAAGAAACGCCGGACGGCCAATTTTATTTCGATCTGAAAGAAGCGGAAAGAGTCATCAACTTTTTTCCGCGTTATCTTCGCCACGTCCAAGCGGAATGGGCCGGTCGTCCGATGTACCTCGACGATTGGCAGCGAGTCGACATCGGCAACATTTTTGGCTGGAAGCATACCGAGACCAGCCTAAGACGTTACACCGAGTTTTATTTGGAGATCCCGAGGAAGAACGGCAAGAGCACCATATCTAGTGGCGTAGGCATTTACCTTGCTTGTGCTGATGGTGAGCCAGGAGCGAGCGTTTGCGCAGCTGCTACAACGGAAGAACAAGCGCGCAAAGTGTTTGACCCAGCGCGCCAAATGGTAAAGACAAGCGCGCCAGGTCTTCGGCGGCGAGCAAATGTCGGGACTAATTCGATCAGCTTCCCGGGCTCGTTTAGCCGCTTTTTTGTCGTCTCCGGCGACGGCGAGACATTGGACGGCGAGAATCTAAACGGTGCGATCGTCGACGAGATCCACGCGCACAAAAACCGCTTGCTTCTCGATGTGATCGATACCGCGATGGGCGCTCGCCGTGAGCCGTTGCTCGGGCAGATCACGACAGCCGGTCGCGATCCGTTTGGCGTTTGTGGTGAAATACATGATCGCGTGATCAAGATCCAGCAAGGCTTGCTGACCGAAGAGGGCTTGTACGGCAAGATCTATGCAGCCGACAAGGACAAAGACGACCCGGGCGATCCGTTGACCTGGGCGAAGGCAAACCCCGGACTTGGGACGAGTATCAAGCTCGATTATCTAAAGAAAAAATGGGCGAAGGCGCTCTCGATTCCGTCGTTTTATAACACGTTCCTACGTTTGCACCTGAACATCTGGACAAACGATAAAGAGAGTTGGCTACCCGTCCACGTTTGGAAGAACGCGCAAGCGAAGGAGTTTTATAGTCTTGAGGACTTCCGAGGATGCCCGGCATGGATCGCCGTCGACCTATCTAAGCAAGTGGATTGCACGGCAGCAACGCTATGTTTCAAGACGCCGAAAGGAAAGATCAGGAGTAAGACGGTCCTTTGGCTTCCCGAGCGCACTTATAACGAGCGCCTTCAGACTGAGCGCGGTGTTAACTGGGACGCCTGGCGTCGAGAAGGCTGGGTAAATGTCATTCCCGGCGACGTCGTCGACTACGAGTTTATCTATCAGCAATTGCTGATTTGGAAAAGCATGTTTGAGATCCGGCGCATCGGCTTCGATCCGTGGAACTCGCTTATGATGCAAACGCGCTGTAAAGACGAGTTTGGCCCTCGCTGGGTCGGTATCCAGATGGAGCCGATCGTCGTTGAGTTTAGACAAGGCTACAAGTCGATGTCGCCGGCGATGAAGGACTTGGAGACGATGATCAGGACGCATCAATACGAGCACGACGGCAATCCCGCTATGTCTTGGATGATGAGCAACGTCGTGATCGACAAAGATCCAGCCGAGAACATCAAGCCGAACAAGGCGAAGTCCAGTAACAGGATCGACGGACCCGTGAGTCTGATCATGGCGTCGGCGTTATGCCGCAACGACGAGGACGGCGGAAGCGTATACAACGACAGGGGGCTAATAGCGGTCTGATGGCAAACGTTATCCAAAAAATCATCGGCAAGGTTGTCCGATCGGTAATGCAATTCTCGGGCGTTCCAATGAGCGATCCGCAGATTGCAAGCGTCTTTCTGCAATGGCTCGGTGGCATGGGCGATACCGTCGAGAACGTCACACCGGTAACAGCTCAGACGATCAGCGCTGTTTACCAAGCGGTCGGCATACACTCGCGGACGCTCGCGTCTTTGCCTTTGAAGATCTACAAGAAGGACAAGAAAGGCGCCAAGAGCGAAGCGACCGATCATCCGCTTTATCAAATCCTGGCCTTTGGCGTGAATCAGGAAATGGACACTTTCCAATTTCTCGAGGCCATGGTCGGGCATCTCCACCTGAGAGGTAATAGCTACGCTCTCA